GTCTATAAGCTTCTTGATTCAATTTATTGGCTTCATTAAAATAAACAACATCACGCCTCATTCCTTTTCCTACATCGTGTGTGTCTAATCCTAGAAATTCTATAAAAGTACCGTTTTTAAAAGTGAACGTATTTTCAGAAATATTCCATCTTCCAAGCTGAATCATATTCCAATCTTGCATAATATCTAAAAAATCCTTAATAACTGTCTTTTTCATTTTAGAAAGTTCCGCAGAAATAATAGATATTTTCTTTTTTTCATTACGATGTGCATAATCAATTATAAGCATTAAAATAGATATTGTCTTCCCCGCTCCCTGTCCACCTGAAATAACAAAAACCCTACTAATATTTTTTAATAGGGCTTTTATTTTATAAAGTGCTTTTGTAGGTTTAAATTTAAACATTTTTATCGAGAGGATTATCTCCGAAAATAGGGGTTAAATCAACGTTTCTATTTTCACTTTCAATAAATTGCATAGAAAGTTTTTTAAGCTCTTCAGGCGTTGCAATCAGTTTCATTAATGCCATTTGCAAAGCTGGAGCGTTTGAAGTGTACCATTTTGAGCGCATTGAAACTTTTAAAGACGTTCTATTTGTTTCTAATAAATCTTTTAGCTCGTTCAGTTGGTTAGAATCGGGAGGGAAGAAATCGTAAAAAGTAGGCTTTGCACAAGGTAAAAACGCAACTATATCTTCAATAAAAAAGAGTTTATGCTTTACTATTACTTCCTTTGCCTGTTCAAATATTTTAACTTTGTCGTATGCCATTATTTATGTGTCATTTAATAAAAGCAATCTGGTACTTTCGTTGTTGGTTTATATTCTTTTGGTAATGCTTTACAATCTTTTATAAACTTATCGTCTTTGATAAGTCTTGGGTTGTTTGGGTTTAACTTTACGTTTTGTATTTTTTCTAATTGCATAGTTTTCAAAATTACGAATTTATTTTTGATTCCAACGTTATTTCTGTAATAAAACCGCTAATGTATAAAATATCGTGTAAATAATCTTCTTGGTAACGTGTTAAAACTTTTTTAGATTCATTGTTTTGCCTTACTATCCCAAGTTTTTTTATAAATCTATGAACTACATCTTGTGATATATTACATTCTTTGGCTATTTGTTTTGCTGATTTCATAGTTTGTTTAATCTTAAAAATTTATTGTTATAGTCAATTTCAACTTCAAAAAATCCACCTCTTTCGTCTAAGTATTTAAATGAATAAACCCAGTGCCATCTTTCAACTTTATCAATCCATTTAGAGGGTAGTTGACTGTTTTTTCTAAGTCCTGATTGTCTAAAAGGTCTTCCTAAGTTACCTTCTTGAATGTTAAAATGAAGCTGTAGAGTTTCTTTATGAACGCCTTTTTTATCGAATATTTTAATTTCATTTTTCATAATCTAAAAATCTAAATTAATATTATTTTCTTTGTTGTTTGGATAAATTATTCCTTTTTTGTCCTGAATACAAAAGGCTTTTTTACCTGATTTTATAAGTTGGTCTATTCTGAATTTTTGCAAAGATTTTAAAGTGTCTTTTTCTTCTTTACATTCAATATAAATATCAACTTCATTTTGTTTAGTACAAAGTAAATCAGGATAACCAGCTTGTGTCGTTTGGTATTTAGTTACCGTATAACCTTCTTTTTGGTATTGCTTTTTTATCTTTGTTTGGAATTTTGAACTCATATTCTTTTTTAAATAAATTTAATGTAAAATCTTTTTTTAATAAAACAGTTTGATATATTTTTTGTTCAATACCTCCCTTTGAGAATATCCAAAAGAGTTGATTTTCTTTTCGCTCCATTGTCGTCATCCGATCCTTAAATTGAAAGTAAGTCGTAGCACTAAAATCAATATTTAAAGCTACGATGTAATCAGCTTGTTTCAAAGAAATTCCCTCACGCCCTGAAAGGAATTGAAGAGCTATCCATTTATCTGTAGAATTAAACTCATCTAAATCGGTTGTCAATTTGTCTTTTAAAACTTCTTGGAGCATATTTAATTCCTCTTTGAATTTATAGAATATCCCTATTTTATAATCTTTGAAATTTTCTTTAATATATTCGGCTTTTGAATAGTCTATAATTTTTGAGGTGCCGTCCTCAAATTTACAAGTTCCGCTTGATATCTGGTGTATTTTTTGCATTAACTTAACTCCTGTATCTGCTAAAATAACTTGACCTTTTGAATTTTTAACAACTAAATCTTTTTTTAATCTATCAATAATTTGGTTAGTTATAGGTAGCATTTCAACCTCTAATACCATCTCGTTAACCGTTGAGGTAAACCCAGCTTCGGCTTGTGTGAAAGTTAGAACGAAATACTTGATTCTTCTATTAATATGGCGAATATCTGCATCCGAGTAGTCGTTTACTTGTGCATAACCAAGATGTTTGACTTTTACATTAACAAAATCTTTAGCCCACTTATAAAAGTTTGGATATTCTTTAAAAGGGGAGTTATCCGACAATTGAAACGAGTGATACCATTGTGAGTGACTCTCTGGTGTTGGTGTTCCTGAAAGTAAAATCATTGGTAAATGACTGTATTTGTCCTTTGCTAATTTTTGATAAACAGATGGCTTTGGATATGCACTAAAACCGTGAAATTCATCATAGATAACCAAATCAAAAGTGCCTTCAACCTTGTGTAAAGATTCTTTATTTATGATTGTTAATTTAAAATCATAATCCATTTGGTCATAATCCCATTGGATTGAACTAAAAGCTTTGATTTTTGTAACAAACAATACATTTTTTGCGCCATAATTATCTGCTGTATTTAGCGCTGTTAATGTTTTCCCTGTTCTAACTTCCATACATAGACAAACTATTTTTTGTCTATGTAATATTTCAGTTGCCTCATCTGATATTTTAATTTGATATTTTCTTAATTCCATAATTAAAAATCTATATCATCGTTACTTTCTTCCTCTTTACTTTCAAAACCTGATACTGAAAATTTACGAATACCCCCATTAGTAGTGTCTTCTCTATCCCATTTTTTCAAATCAAAATACATTCCTAACCACCTACCGAACCAACTTACATTCATATTTCTTGGCACCTCTCTATGACCATCGCAATAAGTTTCTTTAATTTCTTTTGTAGTATAGAAATTGTTAGGTTTCCATAAAAACTCGTTTTCGCAAAAATCGTAAAAATCTTCACAAGTGTTAGCAATAAATTTCTTTGTTTTACCTGTTTTCAATTCTGATTTTTGTAAACCGTTTTTAAAATATAATTGTAAATTACGAATCATATAATTAAAAAAAGCGTTCCAATCTTCTTTATTCCAATCATCAAAAAACATTTTACCAAATTCTTTTAACGGTTTATAAGATTTTGAGTAATGCCTAAATAATTCTATTTCAATTTTTCTGTCATCGTGACTATCTCCAACCCCCGAAAGTATATAATTTGACGTAAACAATATTTTTGGACTGCGAACAAATGGAATTTCAATAGGTTGCTGGAATTTCTTTTTTAAAGTTAGGTTGCCAGTCATTATTGAAAATAATGTTTCTAATTTAAACGTTCTGTCCATATCATCGAAGCATATTATATTGTCGTCGAGGTTTACAATATCATAAGGGAAGTTGCCTTTATTGTCAAATTCTTTGCCATTTAAAGTAACCAATTTGCGCATGTGCCCAAGTGCTTTTGAAATGATAGTTTTACCGGTACGACCGCTTGGATTGTCATTTAAAGTTTCATCATACAAAACTATTGCTAATCCTTCATCTTGTTTTTTAAACGTGCTTAAAAGATAGCCTACTGCACATTCTAAAACTAGTTTTCTTTTTTCACATTTATTTGAAATATTTAAAATAAAAGTTTCAAAGTCTGTAGGTAAAATTGAAGTTTCAAAATCAAAAGGTATTATGTTTTTTTGCCATACGAAGCCACCAATATTTATATAATCAATAAATGAAATTGAGTTTTCTTTTACCTCAACAACTTTGTTTTTAAAAAATAAATATGAAGTTGTAGGATTATCACGAATCATTGTTAAATCTTTTGTGTCGAGCTGATTTAAATAAGATTCATTAAACTTTGTTGTTGATCGAGCAAAGAAATTATAAACATTCATGTCAATTTCTACAACGTGATTTAAAACAAAGTCTTTAATATGAATTTCGTTAACTTCATTTATGATATTGTTATAAACCTTAACAAATGTAAACTCACGCTCATTTAATTGAACTTTAAAAAAACCTCTATTTTCTAAAAATAATTTGAATTTATAATCATTTAAAGATAACTTACCATTTTTGTCGGTGTCCCAAAAAACTAAAAAATCATCTTCAAAATCAAAGTCAATAATTTCTTCAATATCGCCATCTGTCAATCCTTCTTTGCGAAATTCTCGTTTCGCTTTCTGAACCCCCTTTTTTAATATTTCGTTAGCCTCCCTGATTTTATTGTCATCCACTAAAATCATAGTATCAAACTCATTTGTATTTTTGTACCCTGATTTTATTACGCTTTCAATTTCTGAATCAGTCAGTCCAACTGAATAGAAGTTTTTAAACATTGAGTAAGCCTCATCTTTTTGAAGTCCAGCACGATTTAAAGCACATGATAATTTAAAAAGATTATTGTTTCTTTCTCCAGCGTTTAAAGTGAATTTACGGTTAAACCATTTTAATATTACATCTACCTTTTTAGAAGTATCTATAATTTGAAAGTGTCTAGGGTAATTTGTTTTTTGAGCAACCTCTGTATATTCTTTTTTTAGAACCCAAACTTTTGATTTTTCATTAATAAATAAATCAGGATCAAAAGATTCATAACAGACCCTTGATACATCTTTTGTTTTAGTATCTAAAAAAGAATCGAAAGTTTCACAAAGTGCCTCATAATATTTTTTGTGATTTTCTATTTCAGGAGGAATTTTTACAATTGCTTTCACGCCATTACCTGAAGGACTTATAAAAGCAGAATAAATATATTCATTATCCTGTAGGCTGTCTCTTAAACAAACCGCACCTTCAAAACTTGGTAGGTCATCAAAGTCTAAACAAGCAAAACCAGAGTGTTTAATTATGTTTTTAGCAGCACGTCTTGAAAACTCCCCAGAAAAGCAAACAGATACTAATTTAGATTTAGCATTATTTCTTT